CTGACAAGGGGTGCCCCGCTTTATGCCGTTATACGGGCTTACAGCAAGCCGCCCATCTGGTGTTTTGCAAACACCAGAAATGGCTATTTCTGGCACGTTCCAACGACAACAAACCAGTTTTTCGATACCCTTACAATGCAAGTATCGAGTTGGATAGCCGCGCGGGTGGCGGTATTGGTGGAGTTCGCCGTTTTTCTCATAAGCTCCACCATAAGAGAATTGGTCGAACTATTCCCTTCGGGGCATGGTTCGGCCTTTTTCTGTTTCGGCCTGAAATCATCGCCGTAGTGGTCAAAGGCAAAGTAGACGTTAAGCGTCTTCCCGTCGATTTCAACGAATCGAACGAAGGTGCCTAAGATCACTTCTGGCGTTAGGTTTTCTGCCGCATCATCGAGCCACAGCATGAGTTCGTCAACGCCGATGTTGAACGTTTCTTCTCTCTCGGCAATGCGCAGCTCGGCTTCAAGCTCGCTCTTGCGATGCTTCAGCTCTTCGGTGCGCTCTCTGCCACCGGGCGGCGCGATGCCGTCTTCTATCGCTTGCCAGATGCGTTCAAAGGTGCGGTCAATCCGCTTTAGTTCCTTCTTTATCGCGTAACTTCTCGATTGCTCTTTCGGCTGCTCGGCTTGAAACGCAACCATGCCGCTTGCTATGCGCTGCCTAACGTCTTCGCGCGCCACAGCTTGCAGGGTCATATCACAAACAACGTCTTCTACGAGATCACGCCGCACGGTTCGGCGGCACTTTCGGCACTTGTAGTAGTGATACGTCGCACCAGTGCATGACGTGCCGCTTGTGCCCGCCATTGGCGCGCCGCACTTTGCGCAGTAGAGCTTGCCGGACAACGGGAACTCTAGCGTTGAGTTGATCTTGCGGCGCGGCTTGTGACGGTCGCCAAGGATGTTGTCTATCATGTCTTGTTCTACCTGCGACCAGATGGCGGGCATCCCGTCCGGCACCTCATGACCAGCGTACTTGTATACACCCGCGTTCTGGACGCGCTTTAGAAGCTTCGTGACGGTATCCTGATTGAACTTGGCACCGCGCTTGCTTCGCTCGGTACTCACGTCGCGCACGATATCGGCGACGGAGCTACCGGCAAACAACATGTTCTTCATCCTGCGAAGCACGGACGCTTCGCGCTCGTTGATTACGTAGCGGCCTTCTACGATATCCCACCCGTACAGGGTGCGACCGTTCGCCATGCACCGCTGAGCGTTCTTCTGGATTCCGTCCCTTATGCGCTCACTGTCAAGCGCGCTTTCGTACTCGGCGAGAACTTCGAGCATGCCGAGCTGCAACACGCCGCTTGACCCGCTGGAAATGTCTTCGCCCGCGTATAGGATTTCTACGCCAGCCTTGCGAAGCATGATGCGAGCAAGTGACATTTCGTCTCGGTTGCGCATTATGCGCGTAACCTTGTAGATCACAACGTAGTCAAACAGGCCGTGTCGCGCATCGCTCATCATTCGCTGGAACTCGGCACGGTCGATGTTGCGCCCCGTCTGCGCATAGTCGCAGTATTCGTGCACGACCTGCAAACCCTCGCGCTCGCAGAACGCGCGCGAGTTCTCAACTTGTATCTCGATGCTCTCTGAGCGCTGATTGTGAGAGCTAAAGCGCGCATATATGGCGGCTCGGTTCTTGACCATGCTAAAATCACTCCTTAGAGCGAGCGCGGTAAAGCGCTCTGCTTTCTCACCAGCCCCGCGCGCGTTCCGGCAAGTTCCCGCGTGGGGTTTCTCTTTGATAACGGAACTTTAAGTTCCCGATATTTCGCCCTTCAAATCCTTCTTACAATCGAATAACACCAGCTCATACGCTTGTAGATACCAAAGAAAGCGCTCGTTTTCATCCTGGCTACGCCAGGAATCATTCGAGGTACTTTCGATGCCTGTTCAGGTACGATCTCCATTCCGACGTTAGCTGGTACGTATCGGTGTCGTAAACATCATCAATGGGAAACGCGAAAGAGAACACGCCGCGCCCTTCCCGTTCAAACGCAAGCAGGGCATCGAACTTATCGCCTATGACAACCGACCCCGGCGAATCGAGCGATTCCAAGGCAGCTTGTTTTATCTCGGGCGAAAAGCCTTTGGCTATGGTGTGCTTCGGAACCCAACCAGCAAGCTTCTTGTTGACGAAGAAACCCAATGCAAAACCAGCGGTTGCGGCAATCGCCGTCCATAACATGAAGGGCAACCCGTCATCGTCTCTGAACTGCTCAACTACCCACACTGGGTTTAGCCATTGCAGAAGGGCGTTCAGTAGGTCAATCATTCCTACATCGCCGCCCGCTCTTCGGTGGCAGATACACCACGTTTGGCAGTCTCTTTGATTCACCCGCAGCAGCGCGGGCAGTCATTGCTATGTTCTGTCTCCATTGCGGCGTGCTCGCTCGATAGCATCTGATGATTTCCATTTCTTCGTCGGACAGATCAGCAATGCTATTCGACGCATCTTCCATAGACCAACCGAGAACTTCATCTGGGCTGCATTTTAGAGCGACGGCGCAATTCCAAACCTGCTCAGCGTTTGGGACTGATTCGCCACGTTCCCATGAGCCAACAGTTCTGAGGGAAACGCCAACAGCGTTAGCAAACTCAGTCTGGGAAATGTGCAGCTTCTTTCTCAAAGCCTTTATTGCAAGCTCCACTCTGCACCTCCTATTAGCGACCTTCTGCCACGAATTCTAATTCATGGAAAGCGAATAGGCAAACTTTTTCCTAGTTTTCTCTTGCAATAGGCAGGAACTCGCTTATACTGCAATACGTGTTAGGAAGATATCTGCTCATTTAGGAGGTGAACACACATGGGATTCAACAAGGAGGTTTTCGCTGCAAACCTTCGAGCAGCCCGCGCGGCGCTCGACATGTCGCAGGAAGAGCTTGCAAAGGCTGTCGGCGTGTCCAAAGACGCAATCGTTAAGTACGAGAGCGGAGAGGGCTACACGCCGGGGGCGGACAAGATCATTGCGATTTGCCGCGTGGTCAAAAAAAGCCCCAACGAGCTTATGGGGTGGAAGGAGACGGCCTAATGCTCGCTCTTGGCATCGCTCTTATCGTCATTGCCCTGCTAAGCCCGATGGGCGTTCCGACGTTCATTGTCTGGCTCTTCGGCATCGGCGTTTTGGGCTACTGCGCTGGCAAGGGAATTGCGGCACCAGTCAAGAAAACGGAGGTTTCGCAAGATGAAAACCGACATTAGAACCGGTGGTTTTGGGTGTGGTTTTACGGATGCACGAACCGTGCGTCCTAGATGCCGCGCAACGGCAGTTCTACCGGGCGATTGCGGTTCTCGTTATCGCGTGGTGGCAACGAAGAAAGATGCCCGCCCGAAGCGGCAACTTCGAACGGGCGCGTCAAATGGGGCTTACCAATTGACAGAAGACAGTATAGCGCGCATGCCGCGCTGGAAGCGCTGGGGATTGTATGCGCTTGCGGCTCTCACCATGTCGGGAATCATCCCGGCGCTCGCATGCAACGCGCTGCTCTGGCTATGCGAAAGCGTGGGCTGGTGGCTTCTCGTTCCGCTCTACGTCGTGGTTGGGCGCGCTCTCTGGCGCGTGATGTGGTCATGAAGGCATACGTCTATCGCGGCGATTGCGGCTTCTGGATGGCTCACATCGAGGAAACGAATTACACGCCGGAGAACAGCGGGGTTGTCGCGCTCTTCAGGCGCGTAGTTCTACCAGTTCCGCACTCGGCGACCAAGGAGGAAGCCGAAGAAGAGCTGCGGCGCATCATCGTGCGCGAATCGAGGTGCCCGCATGGACACCGATAACTACGCGCGCCCGCTCGAAGCCGTCATGCGCGAAGAGCGCCAGCGCGTCTACTCGATGCCGCTAAAGGTAGCAGACAGGCGCTACCTGTTCGCTGAGTGGTGCGAGAAGAACCCGAAGGCGCTGCGCGAAATCGAGCTTACGGCGCTCGCAATCGACGCTCGCGGGCTTCGCGTCTCAACTAAGTATCTCATCGAGAAGCAGCGCTACGAAGGCACCGTGAAGCTCGTTGGCGTTCCATTCGTTGACGATCAGGGCAACGAACACACCTACGGAATCAACAACAGCGACAGTTCTTTGCTCGCGCGATGGCTGCTAGAGCGGCACCCAGAAATGCGCATCGAGCTTAGAACGTCCATGTTCGACAAGGAGAAGAAAGATGAAGCGTAAGGAAATCACCGGCACCATCGCCAAGGTCGGCGCATCGACGTTCGCGCTGAACGGGAGCATGACGCTCCTTAACCAGAAGACCGGCGAAGCGCTCGATATCGACATGCCCTCAACGCTCGCAATCATTCGCGGAACCCTCGCATGGGTTGACACGCTGCTTGAAGAGGACGCGAAGCCTGAGCCTAGCGCCGTTAAGAACATGCAAAAGCTGCTCACCTACGTTGGCAGCTCTATCGCCTACGACATTTCGAGCGATGAGACGGAATAGCGCGCAGGAAGCGTTGCCGCTCGATTTCGGCGAACCGCCGATGCCAGACCCCGAAGCATGCGAGTTCGAAACGCTGCGCTGGAAGGGCAAGACCTGCTGCACGTTTCGCGGGCACGACATTTGGACGAACTGCCGGGAGATAGGGCGCTGCGTATGGAGCGGATGGCACCAACGCGGCAAGGCGTGCGAGTTCGGCGACGAGGAAGACGGTTAGGGGGTGACAACGTGCCTACAAGGGAGGAAACGACCGCCGCGCAAGAGCCTATGGCCTTCTTCTCGCACGATTCAAACGCTTCTCAGGACGTTAAGTGCCAAAGGCTCATACATCGCCGGGGATATGACGGATACGGGCGCTGGTGGCGGCTCTGCGAGTATCTGGCGGCGACCAAAGGGCACCGCATCGCATTCGAGACGGAGGAAGACGCGCTTATTCTCGCGGGCGTTCTCGGCTTCGGGCAATCCGGCGCGTTCGATGAGTTCATGGCGATTGAGGATTGCAAATCCTTCGTCTCTGAGCTGTTGGATATCGGGCTTCTCGAACGCGATCCTGACGGCTTCTTGACGAACTTTCGGATGCTCAAAAACGCGCTTTATTTCGGTCGCCAGCGCGCAAACGGTCGCAAGGGCGGAAGACCCCGCAAGAACTCAAAGAACAACGATTCAGCAGGTCAGGAGGTGTAAAGACATGACTTGCAAACCCAATGCAAAACCGCTGGTTTTAGGTTGGCTAAACCCACTCGCAAATGGTCGCCTAACCATAAAACAAAACAAAACAAAACAAGATAAGGCGGGTTTTGGTTCCTTGAACCAAAACCAAAACCCGCCGAACGTGCTTGTTGGTCAACCTATCAAGCAAGGTTTCTTCTCTTGCTTCTTCTCTTTGCATCCTTGTTTTGTGCGGCTCATTCGAGCGCCAGCAAAACGGCTTTCCACAGGTTTTCAACGGAGTTTTCAACAATGGCATGAAGGGTGGTGTTAGCGGTGCCAGTTATCAATCAAAACCGAATCGTGACAAAGACTTGCCCGATTTGTGGCGTTTCCCGTCCGCTCGATTGGTTCGGGCAAGAGCAGAAGCTTGTTGACTACAAGAAGGACGGAACCGTTAGGAAGGTCGTTAGGTACCGCAAGTATCACGCATGCTGGAAATGTCGCGCTACAAAGGGAATCGACGCGCTTTCCGTTCCTCCGCTTTGTGAGGTGATGGAATGATTGCGCCAACGACACGCGACGGCGCGCGCGAGCTGTTCGCAAGCAATCTTTCCTATGAGCAGATCACGACGAACGACATTCGAGCGCTCGAAGGATTCCTTGCAATCGAGTACGCACAGCATGAGCGCAACGGCGAGCACATGGAAATGCACCCGTGCTATCGCAAGAAGTACCAGCCGCAAATCAACCTTGCCGACGGCGGTAAAGGAATAAAAAGCGCGTTTCTGCGCGTTAGCGGCTTCTACTTCTCAGGCCGTGAAGCTATCTCGTTCAACGAAGACGGATTCATAGGCATTGCGGGCTGGGCTGATGACACGAACGTTCAGCCATTTCTAAGGGCGTTTCACAAGTGGGTTTGCGAATGGATGATTGGAGTTGTTTACCGATGATTGAGACGAAGAACGCGAAAAGCCTTGGCGAGCTTTCGCGCGGTAACGCCGTCGAGCATCCCGACCATTACGCGGGTGACGGCAAGATCGAGTGCATGGACGCTATGCGCTCGATGATGAGCGGCGACCAGTACGCTTTGCCGCCAATCGCCGCCCACTGGTGGGCGGAAGCCTTCAAGTACATCTGGCGCTGGCGGCGCAAGGGCGGTGTTCAGGACTTGCAGAAGTGCAAGCAGTGCCTTGACTACCTGATTGCCGAGATTGAAGGCAAGAAGTGAAGCGTTACCAGATAGTTCTTTGCGCGATTGCCACCGTAGCGACCGTAGCCGCCTTCTGGTGCGTCTGCTACTGGGCTTATCAATCGCTTCTGGCAATCGCCCTGTTTCTAGTGTTTCTTGCGCTTATCGCGCTCACGTTTTAGGAGGTTTCACATGCTGAAAGAGGATAGAGAGATCGAGCAGGGCGCTTATGGATGTGCCGCAATCGTCCTTTTTGCCGTTCTGGCGCTCGTGGTGAGCATCGCGGTTGGCGTGTTCTTCGGCGCTGGCTTTGGGCTTATCGCCCTTGCGGTGTTCGTCGTGTTCTCGCTCATCTGCGTTATGCGCGCGTTCATGAAGGTTGGCAAGTAGCATGGGCGGCAAGTACGAGGTTCGCGGCGCGATGAGCGGACTTTGCCCGTTCTGGGACGGTCAATTTACCAACTCGCTTGCTCATGCCCTGCTGCTGCTCATCCGATTTTCTCTGAAGTACCGAATCGTTGAGTTCAACATCAGGAAAGAGCCGTTGGATTGCGCGGACTGCCACGACGATAACTGCCCTTCGCGGATTCGTGAAAACTGCGAGTGGTCATGATGGGCGTTAAGGTCAAGCGCGGTGCGGATGGCGTTTTCGAGTGCCGTTTGTACCTTGGACGCAGCATCGACGGCAAGGCAATTCGCCCTTATAAGCGGTTTCCGAATGCGGCTACCGAAGAGGAAGCGCAAGCCCTTGCTGAGACGTGGGCGGCTTACGTGACGGCTGACGGAACGGTTAGAAGCGCCCGCTTGACCGATTTGCTCGAAGACTACGTGCAACTGCGCGAGCGCAACGGCGCAAGCCCGAACAGCATTAAGAGCTATCGGCTGTTCTGCCGCTACGTCGCACGTTACCTGAAGACTGCAAACGCGCGCGATCTTGGCGTGATGGACTTCAACCGCTTTGAGCAACGCTTGCTCATGGCTAAGGACGAAGGCGGGCAAGGTCTTTGCCGCAATAGCGTTATCAACGTCCACAACTTCTTGCGCGGAGCTTATAACCACTTCGTAGACGCTGGTATTTGCGACGCTAACCCGCTGGTGTACGTCGCCAAACCGTCGCCGGAACGGCACGAAGCTTCAGCGCTCACCGAATGGGATTTCGAGGGCTTCAACAAGAAGCTAGAGGGTGCGCTTAGCAAGGAGATCAAGACGAAGGCCGATTACCGCGCCGCCGTCTACGCCTTCGCTTCGTGGCTGTCGCTCGTTACCGGCATGCGCGTTGGCGAGGTGTGCGCGGTGCAGCGCATCGACGTTAAGCGCGTCTTGTCTTACGTCCACGTCGGCGGCAACGTCATTGAGGGCAAGGGCAAGAAGCCCTATCGCCGAAACGTCACCAAAGGCCGCAAGTGCCGCAACGTCGCGCTTACGCAAGACGATATCGCGGTCATTGATGCCTTCACGAAGCTTCAGAGCGCCGTTCTGGGACGTTTGGGCGCAGATTGCCCACTGGTGACGCTAGACGGCTCATATATGCGCCCAACGACGATTTCACGGGCTTTCAGCCGCATACGCGACGCGTGCGGACTACCGCGAGAGATCACGTTTCACAGCTTGCGTCACACGCACGCTTCATGGCTCATCGCCAACGGCTGCGACCTGAAGACGCTATCTGAGCGCATGGGGCACGCGGACGAAGCAACGACGCTTCGAATCTACGGCCACCTGATGCCCGGACGCGACGCGGCGGCGGCTCAGCTCTTCAGCGAAGCGAAGCGCCGCGCGGCGGGTTAGGAGGTGTGCCAAAGGTGAACCAAAACGCCGTTTTCGGGCATCGCGGCGACCGAGGACGAAACGCGAGATAAACCGCCGCTTTCGGTACGGGTTAGAACCGCCCGTGCCAGATAAGAAGTAATTATCAGGCAATCGTGAGAAAGGAGGGTGCCAGTGGAGCCGCAAACGTTCGATTTCAAGCCCGAAACGCCAAAGCTGAGTAAGGAAATGCAAGCGACGTTGGCGAAGACCGAAGCCGCCCTAAAGCAGATGTAGGAACGCGAGAAGCGGGAAGCGCAAACGGTCTACGAGATCACGATTCCGACGCAAACGCTAACCATCTTCGGCAAGGAGCACGCAGAGCGCATCTTGCGGACGTTGAAGGGCTTGAAGCTCACTGGCACCTACCGCATCACGAAGAAATGAGGTGCGATGAAAACCATTGAGCTTAACGACGATGACTGGGCACGGCTCAAACGAAAGCTGATGAACGGCAGCGTTGACGATGCCCTGAAGGACTACACGCCGCCAGTCAAGCTGACGCACGGCACCGAATACATCACTTACGAGAAGGAAGGTTACGAAGATGATTCCGAATCTGACAACTGAGCAGCGCCGCGAAAATCTCGAAAAGGCGAAGGCCGCGCGGCAGCGCCGCGCCGCGATCTTGAGGGGCGTTGCCGATGGCTCTTACAGCGTGCCCGACGTGCTCAACATGGCTGGCACCGATGACGCCGTGGCGCGAATGAAGGTCTTTACGCTCATCAAGGCCGCACCGGGCTACGGATTCGCCCGCACGCAGCAGACCATGCGTAAGCTGCACATTTCCGAATCGCGCCGCCTTCGCGGCCTTGGTGCGAACCAGCGCGCGGCGCTTGTCGAGCTGTTCGGGGGTGGTTCTCGATGATTCAGAAGTTTGTTGACGCATGGATGAAGAACCGCGATCTCATCCAAAGCTGGCTTGAACCGATATGCCTTGGTTGCGATTACTCGGATATCGTCAAGGCGACTGTCAAGGCAATTGCGCTTGAAGCGACGGGCGACTATGGCGACCCTAAGCCTGACTTCGATAACATCCACGAAATCAACGATGGAGACTATCAGGGGACGCTTGTTTACGTCATTCCCGAAACTGGATATCAGCCTAGCGAATACTGGTACGTTCGCGTTTCGTATGGCTCGTGCTGCTGCTGCGACACTCTGCAAGGTGAGCAGATGGGAAGCAAAGAAGACTGCATCAAGGGTGTTATGACGCTCAGCCTTCATATCGTGCAGCAAATGCGCAAGATGGTCGGCGATGAGGTATGAGCCTAAACAAGATCACGCTTTCGGGCAATCTCGGCGCAGATGCCGAGCTGCGCTATACGAAGAGCGGAAACCCTGTCGTTTCGTTCTCTCTTGCTGTCAACGAGCGCACGCCGAACGGCGACGGGACATGGGGCGAATACACCAACTGGCCTGATTGCGTCATGTTCGGAAAGCGCGCCGAAGCGCTCGCGCCGTGGCTTCGCAAGGGCACCAAGATTTCGCTTATCGGTCGCATTCACACGCGCAGCTATCAGAAGGACGGCCAGAGCATCAAGCGCTGGGAAGTTCGCGTTGATGACGTGGAATTGATGCAGTACAAGCGCGATGCGCAATCGCCAGCACCGGCTAACGCAGCCGCGCCCGGTCTTGCGATGGCTACCGGCGACCCGTCGCCCGTTGCACCAGCGCAACCGGCAGCGCCCGACATTTACGACGATGACATACCGTTTTAGGAGGTTTACCGATGTTCGATTTCTTGAAGAGGAAGGCGAAGCCGAGTGCGGCGGCTACCGATGAGAGCAAGCCGCTATGGGTGGAGCTGTTCGACACTCAGCCCGTCGATTCCGCAGGTTCGCTTATCGCTCTCGATGACCTCGTTTCCTATCGCGGCACGCTGCTTCAGGTCGTGGCGATGAGCCACAAGCAGAAAGTTGTGTTGCGCACGCCCGGAAAGAAAAAGGGCGGTTTCTGGGTTGCCGCTTGTAACTGCACGCTCGTTAAGCGCCACGCGCGGAAGGAGAACTAACATGATCGGTCGCAAGATGCGGGCTAAGAAGGTCGCCGAGGGTATCGACATGCCGACATATGCCCATGATGGCGACGCTGGGCTTGACCTTCGAATTACCGAGACTGTCACGCTCGAACCGATGCAGAAGTGCGTTGTCGGCTGCGGTCTTGCCGTCGAGATTCCTAGCGGCTGCGTGGGGCTGGTGTTCCCGCGCAGCGGCCTTGCCGCAAAGCAGGGCATCACGCTTTCGAACAGCGTTGGCGTTATCGACAGCGGATATCGCGGCGAGGTCTGCGCGGCTCTCATCAATCAGAGCTACGAGACGGTTACGCTCGAAGCGGGAACGCGCGTCTGCCAGCTTGTCGTGATGCCTTACGTGCCGTGCGAGCTTGTGCCGGTCGATGAGCTGAGCGACACCGAGCGCGGCGCGGGCGGCTTCGGCAGCACTGGCGTTGAGTAGGTGGTTGGAATGCTGGCAATCATCGGTGGAAGGCAGACGGGCAAGACTACGTGCCTTATCGCAATGTCGAACGAGACTGGCTATCCAATCCTGACCGCAACGCGCGGAATGGCCGAGAACATCGAGCTTATGGCGCGTAGGATGAACGTTCAGATTCCACCCGTCCTGTCGTTATCGGGCATGCCGCTAAAAGGCTCGCTCATGCGTTGTGAACGTGTGCTTGTCGATGAGCTGGGGCTTGTGGTTGAGTATCTTATCGGCGCTGAAGTTGTGTCTGCCTCTATTGACGGTGTGGCGCTGGTAAAGGCTCAGCCGCCGAGCACAGACCTTGCGAAGCTCGGGCTATGGG